GCCAATGTAATTGGATAAAATGCAATTTTAAGTGCTTTACCTATTATTGTTATTACTGGTGATAATGCCGCAAATATTCCAGCAAATGCTTCTGCCGCTGGCGCTAATGCTTGAACTAAATCATTTTTAATTTTTTGGAATGCTGCTGCTGTTTTATCTGCTGCATTCTTTTTTGCTAGTTCTGCCTTTATCTGATCGGCATCCATATTAGCTAATTCTTCGGCTGATAAATTTAATCCATTAGCGGCCGCTAATTCGTCTTTAGATAATTTACCTCTCATTTTTTGTAATGTCAATGATTTTTGCAATTCACCTACTTCCATTCCCATTGCGTCTGCCAATGCCTTTCTTTGATGAGGTGCCATAGCATTAAATTCATCAATTGTACCAGCTTGACGTAACATTTCAGCTTGTGCTTCTTCTATTTTACCATCTAATGCTAATTGTCTTGCCTTTTCAAAATTAAGATTTTTACCAGTTAATGCTTGTGCTCTAAATTGTTTTTCTAAACTAGATTCTATATCTAATAATCCATCAGCAGTCTTAACCATTTGTTCTATAGAAACGCCCATCTTAGCTGCTTCAACAGCTGCTTTTGCTAATTCTTTTCCACTACCTCCAAAATATGCTGCCGCTGTTTGTGCATTCTTTGCAATGTCTTCTTGTACGGCTGCTACATTTACTCCGGCTTTCAATGCAGCTGCATTTGTTTCTAATTGCAGATCGGCTGCTTCTTGTTGGGACATACCCATCATGGTCAATTCTTTAGTTACTTGACCAGCTGTTTCTGCACTTACTCCAAATGCCTTTGCCGTATCTGCTACATTTGCTGCTACTTCTGTACTTACTAATGCTGCAGAACCAAATCCTTTAACTAATTCAGACTGAACTGCAGTTATATCTTCCATCGTTGCTAACTGATTACCGAACGATGCTTGAGCCTTTCTTGCTTCTGCATTTAATTTTTTTGCTTCAGTGTATGTTATTCCTGTTTCTTTAGCTAATTCTTTTGCCTCACCACTAATTGATTTGAATACTGCAAATAATGCTCCTGCTAATGCTATTGCTGCTCCAATACCTAATAACATTCCTATATTTGGTATATTTTTTAATGTACCTAAAAAGCCTTTCATTCCATCTGAAAGTGCTCCTATCATATCTTTACCGCCTTGAACTACATCTGCAGAACCCTTTTTAGCAAATCTTCCCATTGCATCTCTTGCCGGTCCCATTGCTTTAGCCATATCTGCAGCTCCTTTTGTAACTGCTGCAGTTAATTGATTATTAAGTTCTCCTCCACCTAAATAATTAAATAACATACCTCCACCTGGTATAGAAGAAAATACACTTTCAATGCTTGATGCCGCATCTGATGCATATGATTGAAGATCTTCGAATCCATCAGCTACTGGAGACTTAGCTATAATCTCCATGTTTTTAGCAATATCTGCTGCTTCATCGGCCGTAGACACTAATTCATTATACATTGTTTTAGTAATTTGTCTACTTTTTAATTGTTGTTTATATTGTACTTTTAATGTAGCAGCTATATCAGCAGTCTTTTTGCCGATACCCATAAACTCTTTAAGATTGCCTTTTAATCCACCTTGTAATGTACTAGTTAAATCAATTAATTTATATTCATTTGCTTTTACTTCTTCTTGTAATTTTTTATTTTTTGATCTAACTTTCGTTTCTTCCGATAAAGTTTTATTAAGTTTTTTCTGTGAAGCTATAATACTAGCTAATGTAGTTTTTTCTCCCGACCTAATACCATTTATTTCTTTAAGAATAGCCGCAAGCTCTTTAGCAGTAATGATACCCTGCTTTTGAAGGTCATTAGCCTCTTTTTGTAATGCTACTTGTTCTTTGGTCAGTTTTGCCACAACTTATCCCTTAATTACATTTAGGATGTTCAGGATTACGTTTACACAATGTTTTTAAGATTTTATTCAATCTTCCATGATAATCTTCTAGATCGGCTAAAGCTGTTTGTAATTCTGGATCATGTTTTGCGAGTTTATATACTTTTTTATATTTACTCTTTACTTTTCTAGACATGAACATTTTAGCAATACTAGATAATATGCCTTCATTGAGTTCTGTTATCTGATTAAGAGTTTGTTTCTCGAATTTGTTCATATTTAATCCCTTTTTAATAAATATCGTTCTACCAGTATTTATCTTCTAAATTTAGGGGACTTGGCCCTAGATTTCGACCTTGCTTCTTTTTGAGCCTTTTCTTGAGCTTTATTTTGATCTTTATGAATTTTATTTATTTTGTTTATAAAGAATGTACGTAGATATACCGGTAAATTATACGCTTCTGTATATGAGAAGTTTTTACCGTAATATACTAAATCGAAAAGTTGTTCTTGTACGCTTAATCTATAGGTCGACGTCAGGCCAAAAAAAGTCCAATCCGATGTTAACTGAACTACGAAAGGGCTCGCCGGTCTCCTCCGACAGGCAATCTATTTTAAGATCAATATCAGGAGTAATATTATCAATAAACTTTCTTAACGCTCTAGAATCTATTGCTAATAATTCATTATCAACAAACTTTCTTATAACCGCATTAGAATCATCTCCATCTACTGATGTAATTTGATATTTTAATCTAGTTGTTAAATCTGCAGATTCTTTTTTTAATTTTTTAAGACCTTTTAATTCTGCATCTATTTTTCTTTGGATACCATGTGTTAAATGACAAACAGTTACTTTTCTTTTACTAACTGGTAATTGAAATTCAAATGCACCATCTTTATCAAATCTATCCCAATCAAGTTCTTTATCATTTAATTGAGTTAAATCAACTACTGTTTTTTGTTTATTTCCTTCATCATCCGTAACAGATATTTCATAATCTTTTCCATATCCTAAAACTCTTGCTGCAACCATAATTGCATTTTTATCGCCTAATAATACATCGTTATAATTTACAGGCGTTACAATTAATGCTTTGAATAGTTTATCTAATACCACACCATTTTTAATATATGATTGATTTGTTAAAATATCTTCTTCTTTAGCAGTCATATATTTCATTTCTATCTTACCAGTTGATAATGGATGTCCTTCTGGATAAAATTTTCCTTTAGATGGTAATTCAACTATTTCAGTCGGATAACTCTTAGTATCTGTTTCTGATTTTTGTTCTGCTTTATACTGTGCTTCTGCAATTTTCTTCAATTGATTATCTGACATCGGTTTGTTGGTCTTTGGATAATCTTCGTTAACTAAATTTGACATATATAATCTCCAATAACTTTATTTTATATAAATATGCGCATAATGTAAAAAATCCTACCGTTAGGTAGGATTCTTTAATGCTCTCGAAATATTTCAATTAGAATTGTAATATTGCATAATCATATTTCAATGTCAATTCGATTTGAACCGGATCTTCTGTTGCCCAATCCATATCACCGAATGTCGCAGATGAAATAAATGCACCTTTCAATGTCCACTCTTCAACTTTATCACCTACAGGTCCTAATGTATTAAAAGTAATGTCTTTCTTGTAAAAGTCACTATATCCATCTCTACCTGTTACTGATTCATGATGCAACCTAACCCATTCCATAACAGCTTGCGCTCCTGATGGTACAACTGGGTCATACAATGTTACTGTTACATCTTGCCATCTAGACTTGCCTTTCAATTTTCTTTCAACATTGATATGATCTAGTATAACTTCACCTTGATCAATTGACGGTCTTGAAGCAGCTTTAACTAGGTATGCTGGAATACCTTCAATATACATGATGAACCTATTGGCCATCTTTGGCTCATAAGCCGTATAAAATATTTCGGTTGGGTCAAGTAATTCTGCCATCTTTTGTACTCCTCTTTATTTAATATAAATATACACTATTCCTAATTTTTATTCAGGAAATGCTGCTCCTGTTGGTAAAATATTGAAATCAATTATGATAAATTCAGCTGCTTTAGCAGGTTGAAGGAATATTTGTCCTACCATCTGATTTCTATCAATTACGTCAGGTGTATTATTTGTTTCATCCATTACAACTTTGAATGCATACAATCCTTGTCTTTGTTGTACATTTTCAAAATATGGATTAACTAAGCTTAAGAATCTATTTCTTGTTGCTGCTGTATTATTTTCAAATACTAAGAACTTAGTTGTACTTGCAATAAATTTCTTAGCTGCAATTAATAATCTTCTA